TTCGATTAACTGCTTCCAACCGGGGTTGTTAAACAGGTCAAAGTACTTATTGTAATACTGTTCTGTTTCTTGATCTAGTGAGGCCATAAGGTTGTCTCTATATCCTTATTATAACATATTTTTGACTAAAAGTCAAGTGTTATTTGTGGGTATTATTACCGTTTCTTTTTGGCTGTTTTAGCGGCCTTTTTGAAGGCTTTTGCTGTAGGAGCGCCTTTTGACCCCGGTTTACGCATCTTTTCACCAGATCCTGAGGCAATCCTCTTACGTTTAGCGTGAATATTACTGTATAATCCCCTAGCCATCACATAGACCTACGAGCGCCTGTTTTGCGCTTTGGTTTAGCTGAAGCTTTCTTTTTCTTTTTAGCTTTTGGGGGTCTTCCTACTTTGCTTCCGTATGTTCCGGGTCCGTATGGCATAATTATCTCCTTACCGTTTCACCTTGTTTGCTTAATAATCCGCAGAGCATTGGTTTCGTAGGCGCTCAATATCTTGCTCTAGGAACTGAAGTCTCAGGTCTTGCCGAACGTCTGCTGGAAGCTCACCCAACTCCCCCAAAGGCCAGCGAACTCTGAAGTCACTGTTCTGGTCTATCTCCGCCTGATCAACCGCGAGGTCACGCTCGACCACAGACACGCGATTCACAAGAACAGCGTAGGCATAGGCGGCGACACACAGGCCCCCGAGCAAGGCGAGAAGGTTGCCTAGGCGCACTGTTACGGAAGTGCGGTCGTTGATCTCCGGTGGGCTAGCGTCCTCTGGGGCTGTCATGTTATCTCCTTACCATTTGACTTTGTTTGCCCAATAAGCCGCAGAGCATTTACCCTTGGCTATGTTTTTAGCGTGACGAGCCTTAAAGGACTTACGCCTCGCTTTTTCCTTAGCAGTCTTAGGACTTTTCCCAGCACCACTGACTCCTTGTTGTCCAAAGCGTATAGTCTTAACCTTACCGTCACCACACTTAGCCACAACTACGTGCGACTTAGATGGGTGGTTAGGCGTCCTCTTTGGCTTGTTGTACCCTGAAACACCTGCTCGTGCCAGTCTTGGGTCTTTTTCTTTAGCCATGCCTATTCCCTTTACTAGAGTTTTCTGAATGAGACATAATTAGCTAGACGCCACGCTTTGTGTCTTTCGTTTGCCCGTGCTAGCCGTGGGTCCTTTTCCTTTGGCATTAGGCTGTGCCTCCTTCTGGCGCTGGGCCAACACTTGGTCCTCTAGGTCCTTGACTTTGGCCTCCAGTTGGTCTAATCGGTTGAACTGGTTGCTGAACGCTTGGTTGATTTGGTCTAGAAACTTGGTCATTTCGGTTTGTGTCATTAGCATTAGGACGTTTTCCTTCTATTTGCCTTTCTTTTAGTAGGGCGTCTGCCACTTTTAAGCGGCGGTCAAACTCCTTGTCTTCTTGATCCCCTTCCTTGAGATTCCTTGTGATTGCTTCCAGCTTTTCAATTTGTAACTCTTCTGGTAGCAACTGTGTTTCCATGTCGTACTTAGATGCTCTGGCTTGCGACTCAGCGGCTTGTGCGGCGAGGGCGGCAGTTTGACTCTGCTGAAACTCCATCTGAGTCTGTTGAGCCATCTGAGCCATCTGCTGTGCCTGAGGATCAGGCTGTTGCGCTTGTTGCATAGTCGCAATGAGTTCCTCACGGTTACTAAGGTTCATGTTGTCGATAATGCTCTGGATAAGCACAGGGTACAGTGGGCTATCTTGCTTCATAGTCTGCAAGAGTTGCACCAACTGAGTAACCTCGTACTCACGAGCAACGATACCTAGAGTACTCGTAGCATTGAACTTATAGTCAGCTACGGGGTAAGACTCAGGATCAAACTGCATGTACCTGTGTGCGGCTTTGGTTACAAACGGGAGTAGGAACGACTGTTGGAAGTTAATCAGAGTGCGCTTATGACGCTTAATAATAGCGCCAAGAGACATACTTATGCCTGCGGCTGTGGCTTCTCCGTTAACCTGTCCAGCAATACCGGCAGAGTCAACGGCTCCTGTAGCTTGCTGTACCATTTGCTGAAGAGATGCGGCTTGTGCAAAAGTAATTTGACCAACTTGTCCAAAGTTAAACGGTTGAAGCACTTCACGAGGATCTCCATTGGTTAGGATCATCTTTCCGGGGCGCACTTCTGGTTTAGCCCCTCTAGGAAGCCGTGTAGCGTCCACAGCCATCATTGGATGAATAGTGAGGCTCAGTGCATCAATCCGTGCTCGTAGCTCTGTGTCTAGAGCTTTCTGGCTGTTGTAGCCCTTCTCACAGACCCCACGACCCCAGAAACGGCTGGGTACTACGTCCCAAGGAAACGCAACGACAGGACGATCATTCATCATGTAAGGGTTGGCTTCTGCCTTCAAGAGAGTACCGCCGTTGGCAATAACTACGATAGCCTCTACGTACTTAGATTCTTCTTCTACGTCTACGCCTTCGTTCTCAAGTAACTCACGAGGCACTAGACCGTAGTACTTAGTCAGGCGTACCTTATCGTCGTTGTAGATCGTGAGGTCTTGGTCAGGCTCTAGGTCTGCGTCAGGTGCGGCAGACTCAATGAGAGCATCGTTGTATACACCCTGCTCCTGTAGTATCTCTACGCTGTGCTTAGACACAAACTCATCAATAGCCACACCCATAGCGTCATCTACTGATGTAGCTACAGGGTCTATCAGGAAGTTCTGAGGCAACACAGGCTTTAGCTTGACTACAACCCTGTCTGTAATGTTAACACCCACGGCGGTCAACTGTCCGTCCATGATGGGCTGTGTAGCCGGGGCCATCTCTTTGATTTCTTCTAGAGTAATCTCACCGATGCCTGTACCAAAGACGGCAGAGTTAATCAAGCACTCAGCAACAGCCTTACGAATTTTGCAGGCCTCAAAGTCTTCAGACAGCTTCTTACGGAGGTACGCTATGTCCTGATTGTCTTGATCGTTAACATCGTCAGTAATGTCGAACCACTTACCTCTACCAAACGTGGCCTCTTCTAGTTCTGCTACGTTAGACTCTACAGCCTGCTGAAGCGCAGGAGAGATAATGCGAGAACGCTCTGACGATCTTTCGGAGTCAGCAGGGTCCCACTGACCTCGCCATAGCCTATAGTATTCTTCAAATTTTTCTTCGTAGTTGGATTCATAGTGATCTCTCCAGTTTTCACACTTGGTCATCACCCACTCTTCCAACGACTCCTCTATCATTAGAGGGTCTTGGCTATAGATTTCTTCTGCCATCTTAGGTTCCTTAAATCATAGCAACACAGTACCCTAGTGTAAAAAACACTACAGCACCGATTGCGTATATTCCGTAGGTGTTAAAAGGTCTGAAAACTTTATTACTAGGTAAATTCTTTGTAAACTCTTTCCAAAACATGCTCATGTCAGTACCCTGCTACTACATCTAGTATTTCGTGTTCATCTATTTGGTAATCGTAACTGTACGCTACTTTAGCCAACTGGTCTATGTAAGCTAGTGCGTCTACCAAGTCATCGTGAGTCAGTGGGTCTGGAAACTGAAACAGTTGATCTAAGAATCTGTTGTTCCACTCACCCTTGTTAATAGCTACGTAACCGTTTTCAAAGCGTCCCTGTAGCGCCCACATAACCCTGTCAGTCTTTTTCTTGTTACCGTGGGTTAACTCTTCGACACGGAAGAACGTCCCGTACCGCTTCTGTAGGTCCGTGAGGGGACTCATAACCGCTTGCTTTGCTATTCCTCTTTCAATACCAACGCTAATGGGTCGGTAGTCTCTAACGGCCTGAAATATCTTGGCGGCAGTCTCGTCAAGGCTCCACCGCCCATGTATAATGTTATCAACGTACCAACCATCAGGACTAACTTTAACGACAGCGATTGCGGTTTCATCTAGTTTTGTGTTCTTCGTCCGTTTCTTGTTTACTTCTTCAAAACCAGCCAAGTCAACAGCTATGTAGTAGTCTCCAATCTCTGGCTCTTCTCCGTAGTGGACCCAATCTTCTTTGAACATTTCGGAGCCTCTTGCTTCAAACGAGGCCATGAACTCTTGTCGGAAGGCGTAACTCGACATTGACTTCTTTGCCGTATCAATTTCTTCAGGGTCGAGGATGGGGTTGTCATAACTGGTAAAGTGCCACCCCTTGTAAGTTTCATCGTCCCCTAGCTCCGCAAGTTTGTACAGTTCGTAGAAGTGGTTCCTGCCCATAGGCGTACCTATGAACATTGCTGATCCCTTTTGGTCAGCCAGTGCTGGACGGAGGATCTGCTCCCATACGTCAGGCTTCATGTCTGCGTACTCGTCCATCACGAGAAACTTCAAGGACACACCACGCATTGTCTCAGGCCTGTCGGCTCCCTTGAGACTAATCGTGGCCCCGTTGACCAGCTTGATCTGCAAGTTATTAATGTGTGAACCCGCAATCACAGGGTGTCCTAGCTCCATAAGGGTTTGCCACATGATATCACGGGCTTGCCCTTGGGTGGGCGCAACGTAAAAAACTTGACCTTTATCGGTCTGTAGGGCGTTAATAATTAACATCCAAGCGGCAAGGCGGGACTTCCCTGTCCTTCGCCCAGCGGCTACTACTTTGAACCTAGTGGTATCAGAGTAGACTTCTTGTTGCCACGGAAGTAGCTGTACGTTTAAGTCAGTCAAACGCTAAACCTTAATCAGTCCAGCCTGAATCACCTTCGTCGTATACTCCGTCATCGTTAGTGTCACAGAATCTCTGCCACGCCTGCATGTTAAACGAGTAACCTTCGCTCCACGCAACGTACGTTTCACACCACTCGTGGGACCCTATTTCCATACCGTCAGTAGGAGAAGCAACGTAGTCCCTGTCAGTATTAGCTTCTAAGGGAGTAAAGAACACGGCCCCTGTGTTGTACGTCTTTTTAGAAAACACCGGCTGTGTTGATACAAAGATGTTTTCGTTTTCTTCCAGAGTATACGTAGAACCATCGTCGTAGTTAATAACAGGTTGACCTAGGACTGCTGATGAAAACAGAAACAGAGACGCTAATAGATATTTCATTTGGTTATTTCTCCTGAGTCTTTAATAGAGTTAATAGCTTCGTTAAAGTCTTTAGATCCACCAAAGTGGTAGAATATTTGTGGAATAGACCGCTTTCCTGTCATGGTTTCCACTAAGTCCCAGCCAGCTTGACCGGGAGGTATCTCAACGTATTTGTAGTCCATGTTGAGTTCTTTGAGGGTTTTCTTGGTTCTTACACAAGCAGGACACCAATCAGCCCCTAGAAAAGTAATCATCAGACATTTACCCTAGGCGTTGCTTGTACTGCTTCAAAGGAAGCGAGAAACACAAAGTCACTGCCTTCTGATGGTGTTATGACTAAACTGTCTCCCTCCTTCATAACAATAAAAGTACCCGCTAGGCCTCCAAAGTCTAGTACTTCTTTTTCAGTAATGTTTTTACCTATCAAAAACGCTACAGAATTTCCCTCAGTAACAAAATGAGCCGATACGTCACTTGCGGAGTCCCCCCTGTTTTTTAGGTACAGATAAGTTACAACGTAGTCGTACCCACTAGGGACCATCAGTAGAGTGTTATCAGAACCAGCCGTTAGCTCAACTATTTTAGAATATTTCATTATTAGTACGTCCAGATCACAGGCACAGAACCCCGTGTATCTACGTGAATAAAGTCACTAGCGACACCAACCCCAGCGAAACCCATAGACAAAGCTTCTTTTATTATCGTGTACCGTTGGGCAGAGTTAGTTATTTTAATGTCTGCCGCTATTCCTTGCGAATGGGTTCCCGGTACATCTTTGTTTGCTTCTATCGGGTGCTGGGGTGACCTGTAGCCGCTAGTGATAACAAACGGAAAACCACAACGATCTCTAAGTTCATCTACCATTTCCATGAACTCAGGCTCCATGTGGTTCTCACCTGTGTGTTGACAGTTGAACTCGTCTACTGTGAAGTATCTCAAGAGGTCTTTGTCCGTAAGTACTCAAAGAATAGGTTAGATTGCTCTTCTGCTTCGTCAATCCACAAGTTCGCCTTCGATTGTGCTACTCTCTGGATAGCCATCATCAACTGTTGCACTTCCAACCCCAGTGATATTAATCTGGATCGCACTTCTGCCTCCATCTTTGGTAACCTCCTTCTCAAATGCACCAACAGGGAGTATCCTGTCCATTACTAGTTTCCAAGCCGCCGCTTGATTCTTGTGATCGTTGTCCAGTGCGGCCTCAAATATCGTCTCTAGTACCTTAGTTGACTTAGGACTCGCTAG